ATGTTTCAGACATGACTAAAGGAATCAAAGTTGATTTGAAACCTGGAGACATGCTGGTTTATAGAGGAAATCAACTCGAGCATTGGAGAGAACCTTTCAAAGGTAATGACTGTGCTCAAGTTTTCTTACATTATAACAACTCTAAAACCAAAGGTTCTAAGGAGAACATGTTTGATAAAAGACCTCATTTAGGTCTTCCATCTTGGTTTAAACGATGATATCATCTTATGATGGGTGCAACGGACACCACCACATACCACCCGTTGCATCCTTCATAAAAATGAAAAATTTTTATACAAAATTAAAAGAAAGAACCTTTGCAAATAATAAACAAAAAAATACTGAGCTTTGGGATGTTGAAGGAATATTCCATAATCAAAAATTAAAATTTGATTTAAGGCCTCTTAAAAATAATATAAAAACAGGTACTTTTAAAACTAAAGCGGATAAAATGGTCTTTGATATTCAAGATCAATATATTATTGTAGATGTTAAGGAATTACATCAGTATTTAAAAAAAGAAAATTTAAAAAAGGTCTATTTACAAGATTTGATCTCTAATTTAGATTGGAATATAATACTACCAAAATAAAAAAAAGCATATATAATGAGGTGCTATGCTTCAGAAAATACAATTTAAGCCAGGATTTAACAAACAAGCCACGGAAACCGGAGCTGAAGGTCAATGGGTAGATGGTGATAATGTACGTTTTAGATACGGACAACCTGAAAAAATAGGAGGTTGGGAAGAACTTGTTGATGCTGAAATAGCAGGACCTGTTAGAGATCAACACACTTGGACAGATCTAACAGGTAAAAAGTACGCAGCTCTTGGTACATCTAAATGTTTAATTATTTATTACGAAGGTGGTTTTTATGATATTACTCCTTTAAGAACAGGAACGGCTGCAACCTTTGATTCAACCACAGGATCACCCACAGTGACTGTAAACTCTACCGCGCATGGACTAGTTACTGGAGATTATTTAACATTTGAATCTACATCACTTCCCGGCGGAGGTGTAACAAGTTTTGCAACATCTGATTTTGATGATCCTAAAGTTTTTGAAGTTCAATCCGCTACAACAAACAGTTTTACAATTACCATGCCTTCCAATGAAACAGGAACAGGTATGTCTGCTCAAGGATCTGCAACGACTAGAGGATATGTTAATATTGGTCCTGTGTTTCAAACTCCTGCTTATGGTTGGGGTGTAGATATTTGGGGATCAGAAATTGGTGGTGAAGGATGGGGAGAAGAAGCCGATACAACAAATGTTCAACTTGATCCAGGTAGTTGGTCACTCGAAAACTATGGTCAGATTTTAGTAGCAACCGTTAGAAATGGTGAAACTTTTACTTGGTCTCCAGCGGTAGCTTCTGCATTAGATACAAGAGCAACTGTTGTTAGTGGTGCACCAACAGCTTCACTGATGTCCGTTGTATCTGATAGAGATCGACATTTATTTTTAATTGGAACTGAAACAACCATTGGAAGTCCTTCTACTCAAGATAAAATGTTTATTCGTTTTTCTAATCAAGAAGATCTTAACACCTATACACCTACAGCAACAAACACTGCAGGAACATTTAGATTAGATCAGGGTAATGAAATTATAACAGCTGTACAAGGTAAAGATTATATACTGGTATTAACCGATCAAGCGGCATATGTTATTCAGTTCGTAGGACCTCCATTTACATTTTCATTAAGACAAGTTGGAAGTAATTGTGGTTGTTTAGGTCAGCATGCTGCTGTGTATGCACAAGGGGCTGTATTCTGGTTAGGTTTTGGTGGTGGATTTTTTAAATACGATGGAACGGTAAAACAACTAGGTTCACTTGTGGAAGATTTTGTATTTACAACTCAAGGTGACAATCTTGGAATTAATTATGATGCCAATCAAATTGCATATGGATATCACAACTCTTTATATAATGAAGTGGGCTGGTACTATGCAGCGAGTGGCTCGGAGCAAATAAATAGAAATGTGGTATATAATTTCGTAGAAGATGTTTGGACAACAGGATCTTTATCAAGAACTTCTTATAACGATGCTCATACTTATGGATTTCCTTATGCAACAGAATACTATAGAAATAATACACCCACTTTCCCTGTTATAAATGGAGTAACCAATACATTTGGATCAAGTAAATATTGGGCCCAAGAAATAGGAATTAATGAAGTAGATGCGAATGGTAATGCAACAGCGATTACTTCTTTCATTCAATCAGGTGATTATGATTTAACAGCAGTAGGTCAAGGTGGGGCTGGTGATTTAAGAGGTGATGGTGAAAATATTATGAGAGTATCAAGATTTATTCCCGACTTTAAAAATTTATCAGGTAATGCAAAAGTAACAATGTTTTTTAGAAATTACCCTGGTCAAACAGAAACATCTGATTCTGACTATCCATTAATTACAGGTCCGTTTACTTGTAATTCTACAACAACTTTTGTAAGTACAAGGGTTAGAGGAAGACAGGTAAGTTTAAAAATTGAAAATGACGCGGTTGATGAATCTTGGAGATATGGAACTTTAAGACTTGATCTAGCTGCAGGAGGAAGAAGATAATGGCAAAGATTACAGCAGTGTTTCCAACATTTATTAAAGACGAAGTATCGGGTGTAGATAATCAAGCGCAGTTAATTGAAGCTCTTGACACTCAAAAAAATGAGCTTAATTTTGGTTATCAAAAAGATTTGAAAGATGAGCAAGCAAGATTAGAATGGTTTTTTAGTTAATGGCAAATTTTTATAAAAGCGAAACATTTGATTTAACCACAACAAACTTAACCACAGTGTTAACTATTAATGCAAGTTCTATTGCTATTGTAAGAGCAGTTCAAGCATGTGTAATAGATAATACCAACGTTGATGTAGAAGTATATTTAAAAAAATCAGGTGGTTCTGATGTTGAAATAACTCATAAGCTGTTAAATAAAACTACAGAAAATCTTGCATTCCCTGTAATCAATATGGAAGCAGGAGATATTTTAAAAATTCAAGCAGATACTGCTAATAAAGCGTCTGGACAAGTGAGCTATCTTTTGATAGATAGATCACAAGAGAATGGATAAAGTAGTAAAAATAGAAACAGAAACTAAACAAACCTTTAGAAGTAAGTCCACAAACAAGGCTTATGATACTAAAGAAGAGTTTTTAAGAAATCATAAAGAAGAAGATTTAGCAGTAGATACAGCAGTTACAGTAACTAATAAAGGACTAGATTTATTACAGAAAGTGATGCAAAATGCCAACAAACCAAAATCCTAGAGGCGGGACAGAGCTTCAATTAGAGTATTTAAGAAAACACGTACCTAGTGAAATATTAGATCAGGTACAGATAACAACTTCTGTTCCTGAAAAAAAACCCTTACATCCAACAAAGTTAAATATTCTTTGGCAAAAAAATTCTTATGATCAACCTAATTTACAACCTTGGTTTAAAAATAAAGATAATCATAAAAAATATGATTGGTATGTTTTTAATTCACATTGGAACTATGAAAAATTTAGAATGATGTTTGATATACCAACAGAAAAATGTTTGGTTATTAAAAATGGTATTGATGATATTAAACCAAGAAACTTAACTCAAAAGAAAGATAAAATAAAACTGATCTTTCATCCGACACCTTGGAGAGGACTGAATGTTATTCTTGCAGCAATGCAATACATTAAAAACCCTAACATACATTTAGATGTATATTCTTCTACTGAAGTCTATGGAAAAGGTTTTTATGAAGCTAATGATAAACAATATCAAGGTTTATATGAACAGGCAAAACAATTACCTAATGTAAGTTATATTGGATATCAACCTAATGAATATATCAAAGAACATTTACATGAATATGATATTTTTGCATATCCTAGCATTTGGGAAGAAACTTTTTGTATATCAGCGCTCGAAGCCATGGCAGCGGGTCTTTATGTTATTACAACAGACTATGGAGCACTTTACGAAACATGTGCAGAGTTTAGTTCTTACATACCTTATCAAAAAAATCCATTAGCATTAGCTCAAAACTTTGCCTTTGCTATAGATACTATTGCAGATCGATTAACAAATCCCGGTGTTGTTAAACATTTAGATTTACAAATTGAATATACAAATAATTTTTATAATTGGAAAAAGCAAGGAAACGCTTGGGCTAATTTTTTGAAAGGAGCATTAAATGCAAAACAATGAACCCATATGGGTTAACAAGACGCCAGCAACGAGCAGCGAGAAACCGGTAATCTTTTTAGCTACACCTGTACACAGTGATTGCTCTATTCATTACGCACAGTCTTTATTAGAGTTACAACAAGAATGTTTTAAAAAAGGTATTTTAATTTCTTTTTCTTTATTAAAATCATCACTAGTAACACAAGGTAGAAATTTATGTGTTTCTAATATGTTTGAACAAAACACAAAATATACACATTTATTTTTTGTAGACTCAGATATTGAATTTAAACCTGAAACTTTGTTTAAACTAATAGAAGCTGATAAAGATGTTATCGGTGCACCTTATCCCTTGAAGACAATTGATTGGAATAAAATAGAGGTTAGAAGACAAAGAAATAATATAACTGATTTTAATAAAATTTCTAAACTAGGTTATATTTGGCCTGTTAAAATGGAAAACAAAGATGAGATAGTTATTAAAAATAATATAGGTGAAGTAAGTCATGTTCCAACAGGTTGCACTTTATATAAAAGAGAAGTGTTTGAAAAAATGTTTAAAGCCTATCCAGATAAAAAAATAGTTCAACCCACCATTATCAACGGCAAAGAAGCTAATAAAGAATATATGTATAATTTCTTTGATACTTATCACGAGCCAGAAACGAAAAGATATTATGGTGAAGACTTTGGCTTTTGTAAAAGGTGGACAGAAATAGGTGGTAAATGCCATATTTTAGTCAATCAATACATTACACATATTGGCGAGTACAAGTTTGAAGGCTCCATTCACGATGATTTAATGCTTACTAAAGTCGTTGACGAATCAAATAAAAACAAGTAAATTACCTTATTTCAGGATTGAAAAGCCTGCCACATTGTATACAATAACCCAATATGACTATTGCAAGAGGACAAATGAACAGACAATTATATCAAGCAGGATCTGGAATAGGTAGCTTAGACATCCCTATGGATGAGCGTATTTTAATATCTGAAACTTTAGAGCCAGAGAGTAGAGATTATATCAACGATGAACTTATGTCTGCAGAAGACAAAGAAGTTATGGAAAGATTAATGGAATTACAAAAAAACCCTGAATATCAATATGATGAAAACAATTTATACACTGGTCCAAGAGATATGAGAATGGGTGGTGGTATCATGTCTGTTCCAATTAAAAATAATCGTGTTCATGCATTTGGAGGCTTTGGAGGTTTTGTTGGTGATATTGTAGGAGGTATTGGAGATATTGTAGGTGGAGCGGGTGATGTAGTTGGAGATGTTGTAGGTGGAGTTGGAGATGTTTTAGGAGATATCGATCTTAAAGAGGCGATAGATATTGCAGCTCAAATTGGTTCATTTATTCCCGGACCGCATCAACCTTTTGCCGCAGCGTATACAGGTGCAAGAGGATCAGGTATAGGTGGTGATTATGGTGGATTTCAAGTAGGAGGATTTACTCCTAGTGGTGGAATGTTTGGAACAACTTCAACAAGTGGACCATCATTTGCATCTTTTCAACCTCAGTCAGGAGGATTTCCAGGAATGCCAGGAGGGTCAAAAGAATTCGGACTTTCAGATGCTTTAAGAATAGGTTCTAGTTTAATGAAAATGGGGGATACGGGTGAACAAGGAGAAGGATCTGATGATGTTATTATAGCAAATCCAGTAGAGCAACAATTTATTCAAAAAATTTTAAAAGAAATTTTAGGCGGTATAGGAGGAAAAGAAGTTGTAGGAGGAGCTGCTGGAGCAGGATTAGCTAAGTTAGCTTACGAAGATCAAAAAAGAATAATGGAAGAAATAAGAAGAAGAATTGCTGAGCAAAGAGCAGATGTAGCAGCGTATAGACAAAAGTTAGAAGATGTAGCAGGAACTGGAAGAGCAACAGGTGCTCCTACAACTGCGACTGATGTCGTAAGAAGTCCTGTAACAGCTGCACAAGGCGGTATTATTAATTCAAGAAAAGGTTACATGATGGGATCAGAAGTGCCTATGAGAAAGAATCCTGCAGGTATACAAGAATTAGACTATAGACAATCAGGTGGATTTGTACCACCGATTGGTATTAAAGAAAAAGCAGATGACATTCCAGCAATGTTGTCAAATAATGAATTTGTATTTACAGCCGACGCGGTGCGAGCAGCAGGCGGCGGGAGTGTAAATAAAGGTGCACAGAAAATGTATGCACTTAT